GGGGCGCCGGCCTCTCCGTAGCCATCGCGCGTGCGCGTGAGATTGGCTATGACGCCATGGCCGAGGACTGCCTGCGCATTGCCGACGACGCCGCCAACGACTGGATGGAGACGGAGCACGGGCCTAGGCTGAACGCCGAGCACGTGCAGCGCAGCAAGCTCCGGATCGAGACGCGGCTGAAGCTCCTGGCCAAGTGGAACCCGAAGAAGTACGGCGAGCGCGTCCAGGTGGCGGGTGACGCCGATGCGCCGCTGAAGGTCGAGGCCGAGCTTGGTGCCGAGAAGCTGCTGAAGACGATCCTGGAGCATGCGCAACTGACGCGGCAGGCGGATCAGGCGTGACTTGCATAGCCGGCGGATCTGCAGTAGACTGCGGCCGTTGGCGTGAGAACCGACGTTTAGGAGCCCTTGCTCATCGACCCGCCTCCCAGCCCCTCGGGAGGTTCTCACCGGGTCGAGTAGCAAGGGCTTCGTCGTTTCCAGGCCAGCCGGACTCCGCTCGATAGTGAGGGCCCCACGGGTGGCTGCGCGGAAGGAAAGCTCGACACGGTATGCCGCAAGGCTAGGGGGCAGTTCCCGAAGAATCCGTGCGGCTGGCCGCATCGTCAAGCCGAGGGGCATGCGGATGAGCCGCAGCATGACGATCCGCGAAAGCGGGGTGGCGCCTGACCCTTCTACTCCTGTTTGGGGTAGGGGGGCCTTTGGGTGGTAGGAGGCTCTATGAGGGTGTTTGAACTGATCTTCTGGTCTCTGGTGGTGGGTGCGCTGCTGTTCGGCCTGTTCGCTCCAATCGGGGGGTACTGATGGGCCGACCGAAGGCTGTTCACACATTGGAGAGCGTCCTAGCCCGCACGACGGAGGTCGGAGACTGCCTTGAGTGGCGGGGTTTCATGCAGGACGGCAGGACGCCGCTGATCAAGGTCCACAACAAACTGCTGACGGTGCGGCGGTTCATCCGTCAGTTGCAGGGCACGCCTGCGGCGCCTGGGCGCTTCCTGTCGGCGTCGTGCGGGAACCCGCGGTGCGTCAGCCCTGACCACATCCTGGAGCGCACATCCAAGCAGCATGCGCGGTACATTGCCTCGTGCGTCGACATGCGGCACCCGGTGCGGATCGTGAAGCTGCAGCGCATGAACGCGCACAAGCGGGCGCTGACGGACGAGCAGGTGGAGGTGGTTCGCAACGACCCGCGGAGTGCGACGGCGCTGGCGCGAGAGTTCGGTTGTTCAAAGAGCGTGATCTGCAACATCAGGAACGGTCAGACCTACCGGCAGATTGCTGCGAACCCGTGGGACCAGTTGCTGAGGGTGGCATGACTGACGAGCGCATCGCTGAGATCATGGGGTGGTTTCCGATCGGCCCCGATGAGCGGATGACTGCTGCGCTGCGGGCGGAGACGCTTGTCCTGTTGCGTCAGATCGCCCGGGAGGCGGCCCAGGAGGCTCTACAAGGCGCTGATGTGCTGGCGGAGTACTCTGGTAGCAACGGAGCCCGGCAGTGGGCTTCTACGGGCTCCTGGCTGATGCCTGGGCAGAAGATCGTGGTGCTCGGTGGCTGACATCGCCGAGTTGCTGGCGCAGCCTGATGCTCAAGGGGCGCTGCAGGCTCTGCCGGCTGAGAAGCGGCTGGCGTACCTCTGGCGGGCGCGGTGGCTGCAGACGGCGCATGTACATCAGGTGCTGCCGCCTGGGGACTGGTGGTCGATCTGGCTGATGCTGGCCGGCCGGGGAGCGGGGAAGACCAGAACCGCTGCCGAGCAGATCGGCTGGTGGGCCTGGGAGATGCCAAGCACGCGGTGGCTGGTGGCCGCCCCGACGAGCGCGGATGTCCAAGGAACGTGCTTCGAGGGGGAATCGGGACTGCTGTCGGTGATCCCGCCGCCGCTGATCAAGCAGTACCTGAAGCAGCCCAGGCCGACGATCACGCTGACCAACGGGTCGATGATGATCGGCATCCCGGCATCGGAGCCTGAGCGCTTCCGAGGGCCGCAGTTCCATGGCGCTTGGCTGGATGAGCTGGCCGCCTGGGACTATCTGCAGGAGTCGTGGGATCAGATCCAGTTCGGCGTGCGCCTGGGTGCGCGGACGCGCACGGTGATCACCACCACGCCGAAGCCGAAGGACCTGATCATTGAGTTGATCGGACGGGAGGGTGACGACGTCACGGTGACCAGGGCGTCGACGTACGCGAACCTCGGCAACCTCTCGGCGAACTTCAAGAAGCAGATCCTGCAGTACGAGGGCACGACGCTCGGCCGGCAGGAGATCCACGCCGAGATCATTGACCCCGAGGAGGGCGGCATCGTCAAGCGTGCGAGTTTCCGTCTGTGGCCTGCTGACAAGCCGTTCCCGAAGTTCGAATACGTGGCGCAGAGCTACGACTGCGCGACGTCGGAGAAGACGCAGAACGACCCGACTGCTTCGAGCACCTGGGGCGTGTTCAAGCCCGAGGACGGGCCGATGTCGGTGATGCTGATCGACTGCTGGCAAGACCGGCTGCAGTATCCCGACCTGCGGCCGAAGGTGATCGACGAGTATGAGACGGTCTTCGAGTCGGGGGCGGACGGGCGCGAGAGGAAGCGGGTGGACCTGATCCTGATCGAGGACAAGTCGGCTGGCATCTCCCTGATTCAAGACTTGCAGCGGGCGCATCTGCCGGTGCGGGCGTACAACCCCGGGAAGGCAGACAAGGTGCAGAGGCTGAACATCGTCTCGCACATCATTGCCCGGGGGCGGGTGTGGATTCCCGAGTCGACGCAGCGCAAGGGGTATGTGCGGGATTGGGCGGAGCCGCTGGTGTCGCAGATTTGCGCGTTTCCGCAGACGACGCATGATGATCTTGTGGATACTGTGACGCAGGCCCTGCGATTCCTGCGGGACTCTGGGTGGTTAGAGGTTGATCCGCCGCCCCGGGACGACTGGGACGACGACGACTATGCGGACACTGGTCGGCCAAAGCGAGAGAATCCGTATGCGGCGTGATGGTGCGCAGGTGTTTCCGGTCTATGAGAAGCATGTGATGCTGGACCGTGAGCAGGAGGTGTTCGAACATCTCCCGAGCCCGTTGTGCTGGTGCATGCCGCGCCTGGAGTACGTGGACCCTGAGACCGGCAATGAGGTGTGGGTTCACCACGAGCCGCACTGAAGGACACGCATGGACGAGCCGACCCTGGAAGAACTGCAGCGAGCGGCGCGTCCGTCGTTTCGGATGTCCAGCGCCGGGCGCCGCCGGCCTGATCAGCGCGGTGGCGGGGAGGCTCTGGAGACGATCGGCGGCGCCCTGGCGGGCAGCGTGCCTGCCGGGCTGGCAGGGCTTGCCGTGCTGCCCTTCCGCGGGCCTGCAGGGGCCGCTGAGACGGTCGAGAGGGTGCAAGACGTCTTCACCCCCATGCCCACGACGGAGGGCGGTGTGCGGGCCACCAAGGGCCTTGCTGCGGGTCTGTCGACGATGGGCGCTCCCGCTCAAGCTGTCGGTGATTTGACGCTGCGGGCGACGGGTTCGCCGTTGGCGGCGACTGCGGCCGAGATTGCCTTGGATCCGCTGAATGCCCTGGGGATTGCGGCGGCTGCCAAGCCTGCTGCGCGTGCGGCGGCGGCCGGCGCCCGGGCGGCTGGCCGGGGTGCGCGGCGTGCAGGTGCGGCCGCGGTCGAGAACCTGGGACCGAAGGTGGCCGAGCTCGCCGAGAGCTACATGCAGCGCACCGGCATGGCCCCGCAGATCTTCGTCGGCAAGTCGTCCAAGACCTGGGACGCAGCGTCGAACGCTCGCGCAGCCGAGATGGAAGCCGCCGGCATCCCGCCGCAGACCATCTGGCGCGAGACCGGGAACTGGCGTGCGCCTGATGGCCAGTGGCGGCAGGAGATCAGCGACGTAGGCGCCAAGTTCTCTCCTGACCCAAAGGCTCAAGTGCTTGGCGATGTGCTGAAGCACCCTGACCTGTTCAAGGCGTACCCTGAAGCTCAGTCGATCAAGGTCAGGGAGGGCAGTGAAGCTGCATATTTCCCCGCGCTTGGCTTTGGCGATCCAGAGATAGCCCTTGGAAGAAGGCCAGAGAAGTCCAGCACTTTGCATGAGGTGACTCATTCAATCCAAGAGCGCGAGGGCTTTGGAGAGGGATCAAACCCTGAACTCTTTGAGTTGAAGATCAAGAGCAGCCCTGAGCAGAGGGACGCATTCAATGCGTTTGCCAATCTGTCTGAAAAGCTGGGCGGCCCAAGCGACTTGAAGCCATCAGACCTTGCGAGATCGGGAGACGTTACCGGATTCATTGAGGATGTCTTTAGCCAGATAGACACCAATGCTCGACTGAATGATCGCGATTGGAAAGACCTTCAGCAGTCGATGAAACGAATCGGTATTGAAACCACGGACGATGATAAGGGGTCGCTGTCTTCTATTGCCGACATTGCCGGCAACATTTTGAGACATGAGACCGAAAAAAACTCACTGACGCCTTACGAGCAATATATGAGGACGCCCGGCGAGGCGGAAGCCCGCGCCGTGCAGGCTCGGATGAATCTGACGCCTGAAGAGCGCCGCGCCAAGTTCCCCGAGGAAAGCTACGACGTCCCCATCGGGGAGTTGATCAGCGGCCCGAGTACGGGTGGTCCGGCACTTCTCACAACGTACCACGGGACGCCGCACATCTTCCCTGCTGAGCCCGGGCTGCCGTTCGGCCGATTCCGCGCCGAGAAGATCGGCAGCGGTGAGGGCGGCCAAATGTACGGACATGGCATTTATGTCGCAGAGGCGCCCGACGTCGCAAAGAGATATGCTGAGCAACTCGCAAATCGAGATGCTTCCAATCAGGGCAGGTTGAATGCTCACGCAAACGCAAAAAGGTTGGCTGAACTACAGGGCGGAGCAAATTATGCTGCCGATGATATTCGTTTCGTGCTTGAAACAGACGACAATCATCCGCAAAAGAAGTTGCTGCAGGACACTCTCTCATTTCTTGAGAGCGGCAAATACAAAGAGCCGCTCGAAAAGTCCGGCTCTTTTTATTCTGTAGATCTGCCGGACCCAATGGTCGACCGCATGCTGGATTGGGACCAAGCGGTCAATGAGTCCACAATTGAGGCTCTAAAAAAGATAAAGATACCAAACAAGTCGCTGAAAAACCTAAACGCAACTGACGTTGAAGATTTGGTGTTCATGTATTCCGAGAAGACGGGGCAGGAGTGGTACGACATCTTGTCTGACATGCTTGGCGGGGATGCAAAGGCGAGCGAAGCCTTACGCAAGGCTGGAATTCCGGGCATTCGTTACTTGGATGCGGAGTCTAGGGCCAAGGGTGAGGGCACGCGCAACTTCGTCGTGTTCCCGGGCGAGGAGCAGAATCTGCGCATCTTGGAGCGCGACGGCGTGAAGGCAGAGAATGCGGTCAAGAAGGCCCAAGGTGGGGCTGTGGAAGGATCGGACATGAGCTACTCGCAGACGGTGGACCGAATCAAGAGCGGTCTGGTCCAAGGCGGCATGGACAGCGGGCAGGCGATGGAAGCCGCTCTGCAGATGGCCGAAGCCAAGATGAAGTCCGGCGGTGCGGTGATGATGGCCGGCGGCGGGGCTGCGCGGCGCACGCGCTACGAGGGCCCGATGCCCAACAGGCCGGTGGTCAACGGTCGAGCGGTGGTGAGCACTGAAGAGCTTGCCGACTTCCGCCGGCAGTTCGGAGCGGACAAGACGCTGCGCGACCTGCTGAATGCCGACCGTGGCCTGACGCGCCGCGGCGAGACGCCGTCTGCGCAAGACATGAGGGCGCGTGGACCACAAGGGCCCAGCGAGGCCCCTGCAAGCCCCTACAGCGACCCGTCGAGGGTGATGGAAGGGGTAGCTGCCTCCCAGCGCGAGATCGCCGCTCCTGGGCGCGATGCGGTGGAGCCGGTGGCGCCCGAGCTTGCCCTGGCGCTGGCCCCGCGCATCGCCCAGTTGCTGGGGGTGAGCGCAAGCGCACTGCGGGCCCGGCTGGCGGCGGCCGGCAAGGACTGGCGCGACATGCCGCCGCGGGGCGCGGACAAGGGCAGGTGGGACGCGATCGTCAAGCAGATCGATGAGGCTTACCCCCAGGCTGCGCCTGCCAGGGTGGAGACGCCGCCGCTGGGCACTGGGCGCTCCGCGCCTGATCTGAAGCCGACGCTCGGGCCGTCGCAGCTTGCGGTGCGTGGCGTGATGGAGCGGCCGGAACCTGCACTTGCAGCCGGCGGGGCGGCGAAAGCCGCTGCTCGGGCTGCCGAGCGGGCTGCCGCCAAGACCGCCAAAGCGGCAGAAGAGGCTGCGGCCAAGGCCGCCAAAGAAGCCGCCAGGACGCCGCAACAGCGCTCGGTGGTGGCAAAGTTTGGACAGAAAGCCGAGCAAGAGGCGAGGCGCTCGGCGAAGGTCCGGAAGATGGAAGAGGAGATCGACGCCCCATCAACGCCCAAGAGTTCTGCGGTGGGCGCAACTAGGACTGCTGCCTTGCCGCCGGACTACTTCCGACAGATGGCCAAGACGCAAGGCGAAGATGCCGTGATCAGGGCCGCCGAGCGCGGCGAGCACATCAGGCCCGTTCCGGGAGGCTACGTCGGTGCGCCGCGCACTGTGACCAGCCCGCAGGGGTTGGGCGGCATGAGGCGGTCCATGGACAAAGACTTCATGGACTCGGTGGAAGCCGTTCGTATGGCGGACCCAGAAAGGCTTGGAACTTGGTACGACCGCGCCAAGATGGGCATTGCCGAGAGTGCAGAGCCATATCAGTTGCCCCGAGTTCTGGAGCAGCACGGGGTCTACTCTGCTGGCGTGTCGCCGGAGGCCGAGCTCGGGTTTGCGCTCAAGCACCTGAACAGTCGCGTGGCTGGTCAGCCGGGCATGGCTTACCGCGGCGCCCCCATGAGAACCTTGGACGAGGCTGTGGCCCAGAACAGGCCGGCCAACATGGGCTTCAAGATCGGCGAGTACATGGAAAAGAACGACCCCCGGGTGCCCAACACCGGGCTGTTCGGGGTGAACGATTTCAGGCGTGCTCAGGGCATGGGTTATACCGACCCGCAAGGCAATCCGTGGCGGGCCGGGGTGTCTGACACGATGCATCCGTTCATGGACGCAGAGACCGCGCTTCAAGTCAACCGAGCCAGAACTTCGGGCGCAGGCGGCCGCACCGATTGGCAGGGCCCGCACATTCAAGAGCTTCCTTGGGTGTACGGCAAGGCTCAGGACTTGTACGGCCGCGGCAAGGAAGGGCGGTTTGCGGGTGATGAGGTCGAGGGCATCAGCCGCGCCCTGATCGAGGCCAACAATACGGCCAGGGACTACATGTACAAGCATGCTGGTTCGGCAACGCACGAAGCCATTCCAGGCGCATCCACCGGGCACGTTCCTGACATCATCGTTGCTTCTCCGGAAGAGCGCCTAAAGTACTCCAAGACGGGTCGGTGGGATCGGCCGATGCCAGAGGGACCACTGTCTGCTGCGCCGACCGTAGGGGCCGGCCCGCGTGACGTCATCTACTCAGCCCTCGGATACCGTCAACTCCCCAGCATTGAGGCTTCTGGCGCGTATTTCCCTGCAGGCAAGACGACTCCGGAGCATCAGCCTGTGACCATTGCGCGCCCACTGATGGATTTCCCAACTGGCGGCGAAGAGGGGCTGGCCTCCAAGAGCACCCGAGACGTCATGGACTTCGCGGAGCGGTTCCGAGCCGCCATGGACGCGCAAGAGGCGTACGGGTACAACCTGCCCAACACCATGCCAACAGTGAGGGACAAGAACGCTATCGTGCTTGACACAAGGGCAAGGAATCCGAAGAAGCTGGGCGAGCCTCACACTGGCTTGAGACCGAACGAGCAACAGATGGCAGATCTGTCCAAGCTACTGGATGATGCCGGCTACGGAATAGCGCCCACAAGCCGAGGCGCCACAATTTTCCCGTACGACCCGACGGCCACCACGAAGCAGGCAAGGGACCTGCTGAAGGATCTTGGGCCGAAGATTCAGGAAATCTTCCCATCAAACGCTCAGTTGTCCAAGAACACCATGGGGTATGGGCCCGGCATCGGAATTCGCACCCCAGAAGGCCCGCGAGCGAGCGAGCCTTTCAGCGGTCAAGCGACCATGAACCTCTTGTCAGAGGCTTCAAGGTTGCCCGAGAATGTGGCGCTGAACTTGAGCGAGTCGGAGGGGGTTCGACGCGCAATCATGGACAAGTTGAACCGAGATGCGCCGCTGGCTGGAGCTCGGCCTGACATCCAGAAGATGAGAGAGTTCTTTGCCAAGGAAGACTGGGCAAAGGTGGTCGACTTGATCCGCAAGGGCATGTTGCCGGCCGCAGCCCTGACTTCACTCGGCTACTCACCCTTCTCCATGGCTGAAGAGCGCTGACTCATGCGCCACCGCCAAGCCTGCAGAGCACCATGCCCGTTCTGACGGTCAATCGAAGCGTCGATGGGCTTGAAGTCCGGCCGAGGCGCCGAGAATCTCTTGCCATCAGGCTCTTTGGCCACCAGTTCTTCCATCAAAGCGGCACACTCGTCAAAGTAGCTGCCGGGCTCAACCTTCTTCAGGAAGGCAATTGCCTCGTCGTACTTGTCCATGGCAGGACCTCCTGCGTATAAGTAGGGCTTACAGGATAACATAAGGATTTGCTCATGGCAACCGAGTTCCCGATCGACCCCGAGTTCCAGCGCTACGTGCAGGGCATGCCGCAAGACGCTGACGGGGAGACCCCTGAGGGGGTCGAGATGCCGCTTGAACTGAGCGAGAGCGACATCGAAGAGCTTCCCGATGGGTCTGCCGTTGTCACGCTTGACACCGCGGGGCCGATGGACAACCAGGACTTCTACCAGAACCTCGCCGACAGCGACATCCTGGACGGGGTCGAGCTCAGCAAGATCGCCCTGAAGTTCATCGAACTGGTCGAGAAGGACAAGCAGGCTCGCTCGCAGCGCGACAAGCAGTACGAGGACGGCATCCGGCGCACCGGCATGGGCAACGACGCCCCAGGCGGAGCCTCGTTCGCTGGCGCCAGCAAGGTCGTCCACCCGGTGATGGCCGAGGCGTGCATCGACTTTGCCTCGCGAGCGATCCGAGAACTGTTCCCGGCCGACGGCCCGACCCGCACGAAGATCCTCGGTGACGTCGATCAGGAGAAAACGGACGTCGCTGAGCGCAAGCGCGACTTCATGAACTGGCAGTTGACCGAGCAGATCGAGGAATTCCGCGACGAGCAGGAGCAACTGTTCACCCAACTGCCCCTCGGAGGGTCGCAGTACCTGAAACTCTGGTACGACGAGGAGAAAAAGCGCCCTTGTGCCGAGTTTCTGCCCATTGACAACGTACTTTTGCCCTTCGCTGCGTCGAACTTCTACACCGCGCCCCGGGCAACTGAGGTTCACGACCTCTCAAACTACGAGTTTGAGCGCCGAGTAGCCTCAAAACTGTACCGAGACGGGTCGTTTATCCGCGCAACGATGGACCCGGAGCCCACGGCGGCGCAAAAAGCGACCGACAAGATTGAAGGAAGGTCCGAAAACGACAACGAGGACGGTACGAGGCGGATTTACCACATCTATACGTGGCTGGATGTCGCCGACGACCCCTTCAGCAAGGGAAAAACGGCCCCTTACATCCTGATGATCGACGATTTGGAGTCGGAGGTCATCGGTTTGTACCGAAACTGGGAGGAAGGCGACGAAACGATGACCAAACTCGACTGGGTGGTCGAGTTCAAGTTCATCCCGTGGCGCGGAGCCTATGCCGTGGGCCTGCCGCACCTCATTGGAGGGCTTTCTGCGGCCCTTACGGGCGCTCTGCGGGCCCTGATGGACTCCGCGCACATCAACAACGCCGCGACGCTGCTGAAGCTCAAGGGGGCCAAGGTTTCCGGGCAGTCTCAGCAGGTTGAGGTGACTCAGATTGCCGAGATTGAGGCCGCGCCTGGGGTGGATGACGTCCGCAAGCTCGCGATGCCGATGCCGTTCAACCCGCCGAGCCCGGTGCTGTTCCAGTTGCTGGGCTGGCTGACCAGCGCGGCCAAGGGTGTGGTGACGACGGCCGAGGAGAAGATCGCCGACGTCAACGCCAACACCCCGGTGGGCACCACCCAGGCCCTGATTGAGCAGGGCGCGGCGGTGTTCTCGGCCATCCACGCCCGCCTGCACGACTCTCAGTCCAGAGTGCTCAAGGTGCTCAGCCGGATCAACCGGTGGTATCTGGAGGACATGCGCCGCGGCGAGGTGGTGGAAGACCTGGAGATCCGCCGGGAGGACTTCGCTCGGACGACGGATGTGATCCCGGTCAGCGACCCGCACATCTTCTCCGAGACGCAGCGGATGGCCCAGACCCAGGCGGTCATGGCCATGATGGAAAAGCACCCCGACATGTTCAACCGTCGGGCGGTGCTCATGCGCTTCCTCAAGCAGATCAAGGTGCCGGGCATCAACGAACTGATGACC